AAAGATAAAAATGGACAAATTAGTACAGGTTGGAAAAGCATTGATGACAAGTTGTACGGAGGCTTTAACCGTGGCGAGCTCAACATTTGGGCGGGCGGCTCGGGTGCTGGTAAATCCTTATTTTTGGCTAATCTTGGTGTCAATTATGCTCTTGCTGGACTGAACGTTTTATATCTAACACTGGAACTCAGTGAGGATTTGGTGTGTATGCGTATCGATGCAATGACCACTGGAATCCCTACTAGAGAGATTTTCAAGAGCATTGACGACCTTGAGATGAAAGTAAAGATGATTGGTAAAAAATCTGGTCATTTGCAAGTCAAGTACATGCCTTCAGGCAAAACTGCCAATGATATTCGTGCTTACATGAAAGAGTACGAAATCAAAATGGGTCACAAGATTGACGTACTTTTAGTTGACTACATGGACTTGATCATGCCTTTGAGCAAGCGTATCAGTGCTGAAAACTTGTTTGTAAAAGACAAGTATGTATCGGAAGAATTGCGTAATTTGGCAGTGGAAAAGAACTGTGTGTTTGTTACTGCGGCACAGTTGAATCGTGGAGCAGTTGAAGAAGTTGAGTTTGATCACAGTCATATCTCGGGTGGATTGAGTAAGATTCAGACTGCGGACAACGTGTTTGGTATCTTTACAAGTAGGGCTATGCGTGAGCGTGGTCGATATCAAATCCAACTAATGAAAACACGTAGTAGTAGCGGCGTCGGTATGAAAATTGACTTGGAATTCAACATTGATACTTTGCGTATTACAGACTTGGACGAGCAAGATGGATATGGCAATGGAGCACCAAGTGCGGGCAGTAGTTTGTTGCACAGCATCAAACAAAGACAGACTGTTGCGCCTGAAGACTCGGGTGGTGCCAGTACTGGTTGGGAACGTGCTACTCCTGTAGAAGGATTTGATTTGGCCAAACCCAAAGTTCGTGCGCAGGTTGAAAGTAGCAAACTTAGAGAACTGTTGAACAATCTTCCAGGAGATGATGTGTAATCTTTTTATAATCCTATTTTTATAGGATTATAATAAATACGCATATAATAAAAAGGTAGCGGCCATGGAATTACACCACATCACTGACATTACTGATCCTTTGGTTAGATTGGTCAAAGACGATCCGGTACGCCCACATATTCCACTTGAGCAACGTATCAATGAAGCTGCCGAAATACTGATCCTTAAAGCAGGAGAAGAAATACTAGCGGCCACTTGTATGCAATGGCTCAAGGATGTGCCTGAAAGCGAACAAGATTTAATTGACATGGGCAAGGACAAACATATTGCAGTATTTTATACCATATGGAGTTACAGTCCAGGAGCTGGTGCGACCTTGCTACAACAGGCCGCAACTTGGTTGAAAAGCGAATTCAAGGACCTAAAGGGCATAGTTACATTGAGTCCGCAAACCACTATGGCTGAGCGTTTTCATTTGAAGAACGGTGCAAAGATTCGTAAAACCAACGAAACAACAGTTAACTACGAGTATTATTTCAAAGATTGAGTTAAGCAAACGATAAATACTATGTTAGCAAGGATAACATAGTATAATGTCTGAATTACGATCGCTACGACTAAGACCGTTTAGTTCGTCTACACTTGATAGAAATACATATCAAAAAGGAGAAGTCTTCTTTGATGTGGATAATTTTACCTTAAGAATTTTTGCTGGCGACGGCGATTTCGGCGGCATAGAGCTATTGAGATCAGACCTAGCCAATATCAACGGAGTACTGGGCGCTGCAATCAGCGATACTCCTCCGCCCGGTGCAAAAAGCGGAACAATTTGGTTAAACTCTTCTAACGGTAAATTATACATTTATGATGTGAGCCAGTGGGTACAGCCAGTATTCCCAGCTTATGCAGGTGGTGGTGGCACAAGTGCCGGCGCAACCACACTGAGTCAATTAACTGACATGTTGATATCCAGTCCCGCAAACGGACAAGTTTTGCAATACAACAACGGTGTTTGGGTAAACGGAACAGTCAGCGGCGGAAGTACTTACACATTGCCCACTGCTTCGACCAGTGTATTGGGCGGAGTAAGAGTTGATGGCACAACTATTACCATTACTGGCGGTGTCATTAGCGGAGCAAACACATATTCATTGCCCACTGCATCGACCAGTGTACTGGGCGGAGTCAAAGTCGACGGAACTACAATCACTATCAGTAATGGGGTTATCACTGCTGTGGGAGGTGGAGGTGGAGGCGGCAGCGGTACTGTTAATGCTGGTGTTGCTGGAAGTTTGGCTTACTATCCATCCAATGGAACAGTGGTTGATGACAATGCCAGTTTGACGTGGGGTTCAAGTATCTTGACAGTGACTGGCGCCGTTCAAGCAACTGGTTCCAACAGTATCATAAGATCAATATATGCGGATGCAGCAACATTGGGCGGTGCAGTGAGTGCCACAACATATTCAGGAGCAATGGCCTATGTGTCAAGTCCTGGTAGAGTTTATGTTGCCAACGGCACATCTTGGAATCCGTTAGCAAATCTTGCAGATTTACCTTCCACATTTGCCAATGTGTTGGTAGCAGGGCAATCAACAGTAACAGCTGGCAACAGTGCTGATAGTTTAACACTGGCCGCTGGCTCAAATGTCACTTTAACAACTAATGGAAAAACTGTTACCATTGCGGCCACATCTACTTCAACCAACAGTTACAACACCATTGCTGTATCAGGGCAAACAAATTTAACTGCGGCAACTTCTTCCAGTACATTGACACTTACTGCTGGCCCAAATATCACAATTACCACAAATTCTGGCAGTAATTCTATAACAATTTCTGGCACATCTGGCGGACAAAGTGCCGGTGGCGTCAGTGCAGGAACTGCAAATCGTTTGGCATACTATGCTTCGACCGGATCCATTGTGCAAGACACTGGTGCTGGCCTAACATGGAGTGGCACTGTATTAGGAGTCACTGGTACTGTAAGTGCTACCACATTCAGCGGCTCTGGAGCAAGTTTATCAAGTATACCCAATAGTGCATTAACAAACAGTAGTATCACTGTAACCGCTGGTTCAGGAATGACAGGCGGCGGCTCAGTTGCTCTGGGTGGAACAGTTACATTAACCAACAACGGAGTCACATCACTCACTGCCAGTACAGGTGTATCAGTAAGCGGAGCAAGCGGTGCAGTTACCATTTCCAACAGCGGTGTAACAAAGATTGTTGCTGGAACCAATATTTCAATATCATCCACTGGTGCAAATGGCACAGGTGAAGTAACAATCAATGACACATTTTCGGGCATCACCAGTGTAGTAGCAGGAACTGGCTATATTACCACTTCAACTACTAGCGGTGTTGCTACCATAAACAACACCATGGACCAGTTGTACAAACTTGCAGATGCTGATAAAGTTATTTTTAACGGAACATACTTGACCATTGACAAAGTTGCCATGTCAGCCGCAACTATGTTTTCTGTGATAGCTAACGGAACACTAGCCTATCGATTTGAAAGCCACCATTCGACAACAAATAATCCAACTTTGTATGCACTCAGCGGCACAACCATTGCGTTCAACTTGCAAGTGCCCGGACATCCATTTGTTTTGCAAACCACAGGAGGCGTGAATTTAGACCCTTCTACCAATACTGCTCTTGGAACATTTTTCCATGTGGCCATAGACGGCACAGTTTCTACAGGCACTGCTGCTCAGGCAAAAATTACTGGAACATTGTATTGGATCATAGGCCCCAGTGCCGCAGGCACATATCGATATCAGTGTACCTTACACAGTGCAATGGTTGGAAACATTGTTGTTAAGAGCATTACATCGTTAGCATAAGGATAACACATGGCCATTATTTTTCCAAGCAATCCAACAGTAAACCAAACATATACTGCAACACATATCAATATACACGGCACAGTTGTTGCTGGAGATGTTGATTATGTAAAATTTACTGTAGGGTCATCTCCTATCACTGCACTGTACCTGTCAAAGTATGTGAGTACAGATGCCATATCATTTTTTGCAATACAACAAGGCGCTCAATTTACAGCTGGCAATGATATCAAACAAATGACTGTGTACGGACATTTCGGTCCAGGGGCAGCCGGAAAAGCATTGGGAAATAACGTACTTGGAACTGTTACTCTTTCTGCCAACACCACATACACCATGTGGATACAGCAAACAGGATCAAGTTTAACTGAGTATGCGTTTTCAACAGACCAAACATTTACGGGCTCAGTATTACCATCAGATTATTCAGACAATCCGCTGGCACCAACCACTATTACGTATACCTCCAGTGGAGACACTTGGAAGTGGACTGGAAGTGTATGGGATATTGTGCCCAATGCAAGTCCCACATTCACCGCAGTCAATGCTGGTTCAGTTAATGCATCCACAGTAAGTGCTACCACAGTAAGTGCTACCAATGTGGTAGCAAGTAATTTTTCAATATCATCAATCAACGCCAATGTTGTGGGAAACACCACAGGCACACACACTGGACCAGTGGTAGGAAATTTAAATGGCAACGTGCTATCA